AGATTCTTCAGAGGGTTCTGTAGACAAGAATATCTGCATGTCATGCATCTTCTTAATCAACGTTAGTATCTCTTGAAATTCTTCTTCATTGCTATCAAAGTACCTATTTCTGTGAAGAGCGTATTTCCTATACGGTTTTAGTTTATTCAGTACAGCTGTGTACTTCGGATCAATTTCACCTAACTTTTCAAACCAATTAGGTATATGAGGTACCATACATCCGGTAACCCATTGTCGAACTTTATCGTGCATACTCCATTTGTTTTCATGTAGGACTGAGAAAAACTCACTGATATGTTTAGCATTGCTCCCCTCCAGTTTCTTAGACAATGCACCTGATACTTTGAACAGTTGTATGTCTGTGACCATGGCAGGTTCTGCGTTTACTGCATTCTCCCAACTCCCAGTATAGTCATTGCGAAAACGTATAGGCCTAAACTCAGTGAATACAGGATTTTGATTAGCCGCTGAAGTATCAGTGTTAGAAAATATATGATACCCCCCAAAACGAGGATAAACCTCCACCCATTCAGGTACTGTAGGGGCACAGATTACAGCAGCCAACTTAAGTAGATGTTCATCTTCCCCAGTACCATAGAATGTTTCTATGTCAGTGTTCTGGATTAACTCAAGAGGTGCTTCTACCTTATCCCAAACCCAATCTGAGATGTTAGAGCAATACTTCTGATCACCAGTATGCGGACGTCGCAATGTGTAGAGAACTACCTCATTAGCTAGAGTACGTCTTTCCTCTGGTGTCATGAAGCGATACCTATCCTTGAATGTAGCATTCTCATCTTCCTTCTCCAGGGTTTCCTCGAAACCATCTGGTACTTCTATCTCATCATAGTCGAACTTCACCAGTGGTGAATCCTTGAACAATTCCCAATTAGATACACGATAGAGATTGATGGAGTCAATCCTTGCTTGCACCTTTGGGTCGTCATAGACATTCGTTGGGTGATGTTCAGTGATAAGAGTAAGTGTTCCCTTCGTCATAAGGTACCGGTCCTTAGTGGCTGAAGGGTTTCCTTGAACGAAATACAGATTATCCCAATTCACTTGTCCCCATCCTACTTCTTCTCTTTCAATTATTCTTTTCCCATTCTTATAAACCAAGCTCACGTTACGAACCTTGTAACCTTTAAGTATCCCATTGGGTGAAGCAAAGGTTATACTACGATTCCCAGGGAAGCTTGGTTTAATATTCTCCTTATCTACCATCTCACTCAGGTGTCGCAGCACAGTGTTACTGTTGTTGTTCTTGTAAACAACTTCACTGCACTTCTTCACCCAGGTAAGAAAATCATCTTCATTTAGCTGTTCATTTATTACATCAGCTGCATCTTGAGCTGCCCTCTCAATAGCACCTTGGATGTATCTCTTAGTATTCTCGTTCCATATAACTTTCTCACGCGATGGGGTTACATCCACACCATCCTGTAGTACGATTTCATTCCCGTTTTCATCTAGATATGACTGTCGGGCTGGGCATTTGATTGCAACAGCACCCCATAGTTGCTCCATTTCTAGCTCACGAAAATCTACGTACCCATAGTTAATACCCGTAGTGGCTCCTTGGGATTTAACCATGAGAATGTGTGGTTTTCTCCACGCGTAAGTATTTGAGATGATAAGATTATCAGAGTTGTAGAGGACTTCACTCTTGATTGATCTATCTACCTCACTACCATTTTCAGACACATACTTAAACTTCACATTACTCAAGTAATTAAGCTGATCCTCCACAGCTTCTGCAAACTTGTATCGGTTATGCTTCTTTACCCCGAAGCTAACCTTAGTAAAGTTCTTTGATGATGAGTTAATGTAGTAAACTTTAGTCCATCACTGAATGTTACATACCCATCAGCTTCGAACCTATTTACCATAAAATCTGTTTTATACGGATAGCAGTTGAATCTAAACAGCTTACCGTTGTGACAGGTTTCTACAGTATAGAAATCTACTCCTGTTGAGAGTGGGACTTTTGCTCCGAGTCCGAAGGCTCCGAAGTTCTCTGCTGTGTTTCTCTTTGTTGAGAATCCCAGTTCGAGGTAACCTTCGAGTCTAGTCCCCCCAAGACCCACGCCAAAGTCAGTAACGCTAAAATCATCGCAATACCCAATACCGGCTCTTTCGGTATATTGAATAGTAACATTACTTTCATCAGCAAGATGATACACAGAGTAATAGCTGGGATCAAAATTAGAATCTTTATATTCTTCTTCATTTCGCGTAATATAGTAATCTTTGACTGTCTTCTTACCTGACAATATCTCCAACGCAATCTCTTTCTCACGTTGTGAATCGCAGGCGTTAGTCACCAGCTCACGTACGGTTGAAGCGATAGGGGTAGAGTATTGTGTAGATTGAAGAACATCAAAGACAAGTTTCTCAGCGGAGACGTTAATCCGCTTCTGTACACCTTTAGAGTTAGACTCTACAGCTGTACCAATTGTCTTAATGCTCATGTGGTTTGCAATAAAAAGCCCCTACAACACTGTAGGGGCCATCATTTCTAAAATCTTTTGAACTGTCTCGATGTTCTGCTGCTGATTCCTCGGTACAAATAGTACCGGGGGATCATCTTGCTCCATCAAGAGCTTCTTAAACATCTTCCACTTGAGAGGGAAGCGTTCATTTGCGTAGCCTTTACACTCTATCACCCATCGACCATGGGGATCAACGAAATCAGGAGTGTATGTGATATCACGGACTTTGTATTTCTGCTTATCCGTGAACCCTGTCTTACCATTGTCTTCGTAGGACTCATTCGTATAATGAAAGCCTTCCATGAGAACATATGTCTTCTTCTCATAGTCGGCTTGTATACTTGCGTCCCGTAGTTGTCTGTAACAATGAGCTTCTAGTAGAGATCTAAACTTAATACCATCTACCTCTTTAGCTGTTGCGTTTCTGACTTTCTTCCTTGTAGCTCTTGTCCCTGTTCTCCGTCCTCTTGATGACATCCTTTGCTGTTTCTAATCCATGATCTTTTATGAGATCAGAGATATCTTTACTGCAATAATGCGACGGAATAATTAGATTGTCAAGCCCATACTCAGAACAAATCCTCGCAGCCATGGTTTGTCCAGGGTTACGAGGATTATCAAAGTCATTGTCGTACAGTACTATGACTTCTTTGAAACGTTCCTTTGCTTCAGAGATTGTTTCTTTACTTGGCACAAGCATTTCTGATTGTAGAGCAATGGATGGGTAACCAAGCACCCCCAGACACATGATATCCTTGAGGGAACTTGTGAGAAATAAAGTCTCACCATGTTTAGGAAGTTGCCTATAGCCTTGAAGACATTCACTACCCACATTAGAGCTCCATTTAAAATCTGCTTCAAGCGGACGGTAAATCTTATAACCGCAGTCAAAACGGTAACGATAACTGATACTATTGCACGAAAAACGTAATTCATTGATCCAGTAGTGAGAGATGGGTTGAACATCAAATATACGAAGAATACGTCTAGTTATGTGAAATTGACCCCAATACTGCTCATCCCTATACTCCCATGGACGGACTCTTACTTTAATTTGCGATTTTGTTTTCTCTCGTATTTCCGGTGCCACCTTTCTAACAGCAACCTTATTGCTACTAATAGAGCTAAGACCCAAACCAAAGACCATATCAATGTGTTTAAGACTGTCATAGAAATTAAGATTGTATTTGTATGAAACGTAATCAAAACAATCGAAGCTATGCTCAGGACACCCAAAGTCTTTGTAACGTAGTCTCCCCCCAAGCATAGATATAGATACTGTAGGGGAGTTGTCTTCTCTAAGGTCACTCTTGAACTTCTTCCCAGGCTCATCAAAGTTTGCACAGAAGTACTTGAATATCTGATACTCAGATACCTTTGATAGTACTGTATCTTTATCTAGAATCTCATTGCTTCGTCTTGCTTGTATCATGATAAATAGGGCCGAGCCTACAAATATAGACCCGGCCCATCAATATCAACTCCAAAGATCGTCAGCTGTCTCTGTCGCTGGTTCTGACTCAGACGGGGTAACTACCTCTGGGGTATAAGTTTGCAACTTAAGATCTGCATTGTACTCAGCATTAAAGCTACCATACTCATCATTCAGTGCACGAACGAAGATATCATCACGCTTTGGTTTGAGTCTCCCAAACACACGATTGTAAACCTGCTGATACTTACCATCCTTTACACCGAGAAGTACACGAAGTTTGTTGTCTTTAAGTGCAGTCACAAGTAACCTCAACTCACTGACATTCCCCTTCATGATACTATCAATTGACTCGAATGAGCACTCCCCATCATTAGGGATATTAGCCCATGCCTTGACAAAGTTGATCAGGATCTCTTCACCGGGATACATACGACGAACACCTTCTGACTTAAACCAGTCAGGGGTAGAATCAGGAGAGGCAGCCCAAGTAACTTGACCATACTTGTTAGTTACCTGATGCTTCCCTGTACTTGATTCCTTTCTGTGCTGATTACCGACAAGAATCTCAAGACGAGTTGTGAAGTTGTGCTCATCATTATGCAACCAGAATGAAAGCTTACCTGTCTTGTCCCCCATCTCAATCTCATAGCTGGGCTCTGTCTTCATATTAACCCCGATAGATGCAAGCTCACCTAGGTTAGGGTTGACAGCAACTACACGTACAGGTGCGATACCTGTGAATAGGGGTATCCCACCCCCTGTTACTTCTACTTCTGAGGAATTAGATTGAATAGCCATTAGTACTCGTTTTCGTCTGTGTTGTCTGAGGGTGAATATTGTACAGTGCTGATCACAGACTGCATGCTTTGAGCAATACCTTGCTCGAGTGTAATCTGCTTTGGTTCAGTGTCATCAACAAGTTGAATGCGTTGAACCTTTTGTTTCTTGATACGAATACCCTTAAGCTTTGGGTGAGAGAAGATCGCTTTAGCTTCAGCGATAGTCATACCGTACTTCTTACGAATATCCTCACGACTCATACCATCTTCTTTGATGTGTGATATGAGCTGAGAAACAGTCAAAGTTTGAGGTGTCTCCTCCTGTGTCACATCTGGTGTGACATCTACTCTTGCGTCAATAGACATTGTAAATCGTTTTAATCAATAAAAATCTTACCCCAATCAAGTTCAGCATCTAGTCCTCGTAGATGCTCACAGCGGGAGCCTGCTGTGTCATCGTTTGTAGAATCAAACGATATCTTTGTGGTTTCTTCACCACGGTATACATACCCAATTGCATCAGCATTTGCGCATGCAATCTCACGAAGCTTACCGGACAGTGATAAGTCATTCGCTTTGACCTCTTTACCGTTCTTTGTCAAATACTTGTCTTTCAAGTGACCAACAAAGATTACATGGTCTGCAAGCTTAGACAGATTGAAGAACCATTTCATGAAACTCTTACGTAAGTATAGATAGCCTGCACCCTGGGGCAGAGTAAGAACAGACAATCCTTTGTTATCAGGATCAAAGTTCTTACCCATGGGTGTTTGCTGATACAACTTCTTTGCTTCCTCTTCACACCACACCTCGAGCTGTGTGATTGTGTCGATAGCAATGTACTTGTAAGGTTTCCCTTCGCTGATGATAGCCTTCCCAATCTTAGCGAGATCAGCGAGTGAATCTGCTTTGATCTTGAGTGCATCCACCATGTCTGACCCGTCCTCAAGGTCAATGATGAGACAGTTCTCAAGCTTTGAGAGTGCTGTGGTCTTCCCAATCTTAGGAGGACCATAGATAATCATATTCTTAGGTGATTTGCGGGCAGCTTTAACCACCTTTTTTGGAAGTGTCAATTCGCTCATTGATTGTAAATGTTGATAGATCAGTTTCAAATGGGATCATACCGAGTAGCCCATCTCTGTTCTTCTCGATGTGTACAGCCAAGAGACCTTCTGGTTCCTCCCCACAATAGCTGTCAGTAATACCATACAGATCGTAAGGACGCTGTAGCATCATAACTACATGCGCATCTTGACCTATAGAATCACCCCCGAACAAGTCAGTAAGCAATGGTTGATACTGTTGCTTAGCACGAAACTCTTGCTCGATGTTACGATTCAGCTGTGACAGCAATATCGTGATACACGTCATACGTGCTTGTAACCACATGCATGCTTTAGACAGCTCATTAAGCTTCAGCAATTCTGTCTCAGCCTTAGACCTAACAAGGCGAGAGTGGTCAATCAGATTGATAACTGTAGTACCGGGATACCTTATGAATACATCTTCATTAATCTTCTTGACTCTCTCCATATCCTGAGGTATAGAGCAGAAGAAGATAGGGTATTTCTTGTACTTCTGTACCATGGTTGCATAGATGTCGAACTTCTCTTTTGCAAGAGGGGATTCAACAGATAGCAGCTCAAATGTTTGCATCTTAGTATCCTTCGAACCTGCACGTAGTATCTGCTGATACCCTGGCATCTCGAAGCTCCAGTAGAGTACAATGATATTCTTACTGCTATTACGTTCTAGCACATCAAAGATCAACTGGTTAGAGAAAGCTGACTTCCCCACCCCAGGACGACCTGCAATGACATACATCTTACCGGGTTGTAAACCCCCCATCAGATTCTTGTTTAACCTACCCCATTTTGTAGGGTAAACAAGTCTGTTCCCATACATCCCATTCTTGACTTCGGCAATAGCCCTGTTCACATCCTGAGATATATGTCTTAGCTCTCTAATCCCAGTGAGATCAAAGTTTGCGGGTGATTCTTCCTGTCGTGCTTGTTGACTCATCTGAGATATCTTCGTATTGATCCCACGTATGATTGTTCACCCAAGTGTTGAGCATCTGCATGTACCCAAGTGTGTTAGTTGACTTACGCAAATCCAGTTCATTCTTCAAACATTGAACGATACGGTTATGCTTTGTCACATCAGTCCCAACAACCTTGTAGTACTTGCGCATAGCTTTCTCATTGTTTTTAGCAAGAGCATCCTTAGCACGTAGTACTCGGACATTCCCTTGATTATAAACTCTGAGAGGAAAGTGGGAGAGAAGCTCAGACCACATTCTGTCAAATGAATCTTGAAACAAATCCAAGAATGCTTGTCTAACAGTGTGGTCTTGCAGCTCCTCCCCCAACTTAATTAGGCCCTTGGTTTGCAGGGTCTCAGTGTTTGGGTTTAGTTCTAACTCTGATACTAAATCATAGCTTGTGGCATGCAAGAGATACAAATATACAAAATCGTCAGCACTTATTCCAAACTTTTTTAGAACATCTGTGTTAATCTCTATCACCATAACTAATGCTGTTATATCAGTAAGCCTTTGTCCTTGGTTTTAGGCGTGTACCTCTATGATTCTTGTTATAGATTTCACATAGATACGCTTCCCATGGGCCTTGACCTGATTGAGGAATGATTGTAGCAATCTGAGATCTGATCTTTTTGAATAGTCTCTTAGCATCAAATGTTGGATTTGTACGCATAGCAAGGACTGCAGCAATGAACCCACGCTGAGCAAAGAATGACTTTCTATCAATAAGATCTGAAATCTGATCAAGCAAATACTGTGTACTTACATCGAGTGAGTACTCATATTTACCGTCTTGAATCAATCGTGTTACATTCCCACCCAAGTATGCTGAGTGTGTAAGTTGTGCGAGAGATGTCATATTAAAATTGCTGTAATCATTCTCCCACATATTTAGTAGATCAATATAGTTTTGATTTCCTCCTTGTGCATAGAAGTTAATCCAGTCTAATATTCTCCACTGTACACTCTCACTGTTGACAGTCTTTAGGATGTCACGAAACTCTGTCTCTGATTCATCCCACTTAGTCTTAAGCTTGATGTAGTACAGAGTAACGTTAGACCCATTCTCAACCTCCATGTTAAAGGCTTTAACCCTGTGCTGACCATCAATGATGTAATTGTCTGATGATACAATTACTGGGGTTACATTCCTCCCAATACGACGCATAGAGTGCCTAATCTTTTCTATGTTCTTGGGGTAGAACTTATAACGATTTACATCCTTGAACTTAAAGGATGGGATTGACTTTGTACTGAATAGTTTGTCAGACATTTGATTTAAGAATTTGTGTGAGATCTATATCTCGTTGAACATTGTTGAGTGATTTAGTTGCTTGATCCATCCACTTCTCTTCTTGAGAGTCTTGTACGTACAGTATATAAACACGACCTCTTTTGTTTTCTTTGAAGCGAATTAATCTCCCAACACGTTGGATCATAGGTAAGGACTTGCTCTCCAACCCAGCTATAATCCCAATACCCACATCTGGTACATCGAACCCTTGATTAAGAGCCTTTGTACTGCATAATACAGATCCTTCAGAGTCCTTGAACTCTTGTAGAATCTTCTCACGTTGTTTCTGTGACTTCCCAGAGTGATACACCAACCCATTCAATTCTGCTCCCATGGCGTTAGTGAATTCATTCGTACCTGAGAAGGTTAGAATCTTTTCACCAGCATGGTGGTCGGCTATCTGCTTAGATACATGCAGCTTATTTTCTGCATGTTGCACGACAGCTTTACGCTGTCTGATAGCATTGAAAAATTGAGCTGCTGCACCTTTATCCCCTGGTCCACCACGTAGTATGCGATTAGCTTCAGCAAAAGCATCATAACCCCCGAGCTTGTACTTGCATTGTACAAAGAGATTGTTTGCTTTCTTGTAAGCTTGTCGCTCTACATCAGTCAACGTGATAGGGATACAATAGATATCGTATGGGGCTACAAGACCCATCTGTACACACTGATCAATAGTGATTGTGTATACTGTAGGGGCTAACTCCTTTAGTATATCTCTGTATTCTTCTTCTTCTGGTGGGGTAGCAGTCATACACAGCAACTTGTCGTACGTATTCTTCTTGAAGAATTGTCTGTATACAGGTGACAACCCAAGATGAACTTCATCGCACACCACAATCTCGTAGTGATTGTTCTCAAGCTTATGTGCTGACTGATAGCAGAGTATATCTACCCTTGTGAGTAGTGCTGTGTGTCCCCACTTCTTGAACTCTTCTGCAAATTGCTCTTGCAGTTGAGTTGTAGGTACAAGCACAAGAGCTCTACCCCCATCTTTAATAGCATGAGCAACACCCAACACACCACACCTGCTTTTCCCAAAACCAGTACCAGCGATAATGCTACCGCAATATCCAGCCTTATGCCATGCGTTGAGTGCATTGCTCTGCTCTTTTGATTTAATCTTTATCGCATTCATACTCTTCAATCTCCAGCTCAAGCTCCTCTACAATATGCAGAGGCGGCTCATCTATGAGTATAATCTCGTAGTCTGTGATATTAACGTATGCTGGTGTGCTTGGGGTGTTGTAATCACCCCTTTCCCCAGACTCAATATCATACTTGATCCTCAGCTCTAGACTCCCGATATCTGAGCCTATTGTTGTAGTCCATGTTTTTGTCATAGCTTAGTTCATTGTATTTAACAATTAAGTTCACCAACTGTCGACGCATACTTCGTTGCTCTCTCTCTATTATAGAAAGACGAGACATGATAGTCTCCATAGCTTGTCGTTCCATGTAGTTTTTGTTTTGCACCCTTGTAAGAGTACCCGTTTAGTTGTAGTTGTTGTTTTGATACTTCACAGCATCGTTTGTACAGCTCCTTAAATTCAGGATCTATATCTATTAACTCTTCGCATCTCTGCACTGCGACAGTTACTGTTGAGTGATCCCTCCCTCCCATATACTCGCCGAGACCTCTGCACGTATATGTGAATAGTTTTATTCTACATAAGTAGTAGAACACTTTCCTAGCGTCTGACAACTGACTAGTTCTCAATCGACTACGAAATTCATCACCTTCAATGTTGAATTGGGTACATACTGTACGTGCTATGATATCCAATTCCCCGGTATCGAAACAGTTCTTGTTTCGAATAGTCTTTTGAACCTGTGGTGATACTCCTGCATATATCACCGGGCTCATAAACTTGTTATCAATCATTGCGTGGTTTGTAATTGTGCGCCCTGCAGGACTTGAACCTGCGACCAAGAGATTATGAGTCTCCTGCTCTAACCAACTGAGCTAAGGGCGCATTTGAGTAATGATGCATTATTGAATCATTTTCTCATGTTTTTGCTTGTTTAATGTGGTGTCAAGTATTTTGTTTCATTTACTTGACATGTTTAATAGTTTTTCAACGTGTACCCCTACCTGGAATCGAACCAAGATTACCGCTTTAGAAGAGCGGAGTTTTATCCGTTAAACTATAGAGGCAATTGACTCACTCTGTGAGCAAGTCATCAATGCTCTGTTCAAGAGCCCCAACTGCTTCAGTAATGAATGTGCTTAAGCTATCATCTCTCATATCTACACTAAGTACTTTATCAAGCTCATGCTGTAACCCAT